AGGAATTAAACCTACAACATTCCCCGTCTGAGTCCCCGCCCCAGGTCCTAAAACAATATTCGTGCTATTCACGACTGCAGAGACTTGCAAATACTGACAAGTCGCAGTCGAAATGGCACTAACAACATCCTGAAGTTTGGATCCTGTCATCAGCTCGGAAGAAGCCTTTAACTGAATAAGGCTCTGCATCTGTGTCGGGACTAAAGGCATTTTTAACCCACACTCACTTTCAATGATCCTTTTAAAGGTAATCCCGTGACATAGTCAAAATGAGTAGGTATTCCAGGGAGCCCTGAAACCACACCACCAATTAAAGCCCCGTTGCCAAGCTGAACGATCGGGGCATTAACCTGAACAGCAAGATTACCCGTAATAGTAACTGCAGTTCCTGACATGCTCACGGTTCCTACCGTTGATGATATTGATATTGTTCCAGTTCCAACACTAATGGTATAACTCCCTGCTCCAACCGTTGTTTTATAACTACCTGTCAATACGGTCTCCTCTATACTTCCTGCAGTAACAAGAGTCGATCTCTTTCCGAATGTTGCAATAGTTTCAGAAATATTTCCGGCCAGAACTGTAAGTTCATCATTTCCAGTCGTAATTGTAGTCTTACGAACACCAAATTTACCCTGCATCTCTTTAACAACAGTCTCCGAGTAAACCCCTGCCACGGAAACACTTTTATCACTTTGTACGGATTCTGTTACAGACCCCCCAATTTGTTCTGTTTTAAGTCCAGTTATCACAAGCGAAAGATTTATAGAGGACTGAACTTTATTTCCCAATACCGTTTGAAAAACATCCCCTCTATAAGATTCATTAAGAGCAAATCCATCCGTATCCCCACTCTTAACTTGGATACTTATTCCTTTTGCAGTAGTTATCTCAAGACTTCGCTCTTTCTCGGTATAGTTATGGGCACCAAGATCCCAAATAACTCCACCTGTAGTGGACAAATCCCAAGAATTAAAATTATCTGATGATGCTCCCCATATCTCTTTCAAACTACCCTGAGCGAGAACTGACATGGACCGGCCCGCCCCTAGAGGGTTAGCCGAAGACGCGGGAAGGTTTACATTATAATGTCCTTCTTTATCGACTCCTATAAAAGCCCCGGATTTAAACTGAAGGGCATAAGCCATTCCAAGGATTCCAGGCTCATCCACACCATTCGTTTCAATAGCCCTTTCAAGAGCAAAATTTCCCCGTTTATCAGAAGCTGAAGCAAACAATCTTGCTTTAAGAAGCATCCCATAAAGCTGGATGTTTCTTTTATCTGCTCCAATAAGGTTCCCCATAGAAAGGCTCACGATAGGGTCCCGGGTAGAGAGAGGAGATGAACTGTTTATATCATTTAAATCAAGGCGCCCGTCGACTAGGTCATCTACATCGACCCGGTATTCACTATAGTACTGCGTATCGGAATCAATAGGGTTGCCATAAGGAACAATATAAATGTTATCTTTCCCACCAGAGAGTGACTGGATAGCACCATTATTGTCTATCTTATTTCCGTCGGAATCATAAATCAATAAGCCATTCCTTAACGCGGGCCCAGAGGATATCGAGACACCATCGGTAAAAACATAATTATTCAAAGATGTTGAGATAATCAGTTGATCATCTTCACGTATAAGAATAGAATCTTGAGCATTGTCATGAAATTCCACTGAATTATTTAAAAAGACAAGCCCACCCAGGGGTGAGGATACAACCATGTCACCCGGATTCATTTTCCTAAGTTTGAAATCAACTTGATTAATATCACTTGTCGAAATAGCGTCGGGGAAGACTTGTACGGTATTGTAATTTAATTTTGCGTCTAACCCTGCCATCAAATAAGTCAGCAATAATGGAGAGCCTTTACCCCCACCATCATTTATAAATCCAAAAATACCCATAGCCCCTTTTTCTGGAAGCCCCCCAATATGACCAGCGGGGCCGGCATAAGGGAAACTAATCGGGACCTTAGTATGAACTCCTTGATTTCCCGTCCAACGAACAGTCATCTCGTACTTATCAACGTCCACTTCTTCAATAATTCCCGTCCGCACATAAAAATATTGATTATATTTATGGGGCCCGTTGTATTGGCTCTGAAGATAATGGGGTCTTTCCCCTTGATGTCTTGGAACTGGCATTTTATGGTCCTTGTTTATTCACGAGCGGGGATGCTCCTGGAGGCGCAGGCACATTAAATTGAACTCCCGCATTAACAAGTGCCTTATACGTCTCTCCCGTAATCGGAGGTGTCAGGAGATTGTTTGCATCATTAAGTTGACTCGTCGTTAAACTCTGCGTAAGCGTATAGTTACTACTCGAGTCTGTGCCCACTATCCTTCCCAAAGTCGCCGGCATTTCATTATTAGCTGTGTTGAGATAGGCAGGAACAGCTCCTTCCTGATTATCAAAAAAAAGAATATTCATAGAATCTGATTCTGATTGATACACCGGCCTTGCCATGGTGGTCAGATACACATCTTTTAAAATTGGAGGTCCAGCGGTCTCACTCGACATTAAAATAGGATTTAAATTTCTTCCGTAAGCAAATGACCCTATGACTTGATACCCATCTTCATCTGTAAAAGGAACCGAGGTTTGGGTAACATTGTACTCATTAAGATTTGCTCGGTTATCCAAAGCATACTCGCCCTGGGTCAGTGAAGATATCTTGTATTGCGAGCCTAACAAATCCTGTTGTTTAATTTCCTTCTCACTTACCGGCCATAATGGCGGAGGATCGTTCGGTTTCGACTTCGGAGGAGCTACGGATCCCGGCTTCAGCCGATAAACCTGATCTTTTAAAGGTACTATATTCAGATTACCAGAAGCTGCATCATTATCGGAATATCTCTTTTTCCTCTCCGTCTCCAAGGACAGTGTCGTGGTAAACGAACCTCCATAATCAAAACTGTGTGTTATTGATTTAACGTAATGAAAACTATCCCGATGTTCTATGTAAATCGGATAACCAAGTCTTAGCTCCGGGCGCCCAGGAATCGAGACATTACCAACCACCGTTTTTGCATTCATAACATTCATTTGTCCCAAAGCCAGAGTCCTCGCCATACCTGCATCATAGACGTATTCCAAGGTAATCTCACGATCTCGGATTCCATAGCGCTTTGCAAGATCAATATCCATATGAAACCCTTTACCCAGATCAAATGTCGTTGTGCGTAAATTCTTGTACATGGGCGTACTTACAGTAAGGACCGTACATATTCCCTCGACATCCGTTGTAAGGGCATAACTCACAATATCATTTGGGAGCAAAGTATATGGCAAAATACCCCGAACGTTTAAATTGTAGAATGGCGGTTTGAAAACAAAATTCCCATTTGTATCCTGAAAAAATTCAAAATCTGTATGATCCTTGATTGTCGTCGCTATTTCGAGCTTGGTCATATACTCAGAATTTTCAAAAGTCCCCATTTTATCGTACTCAGCAAAAATCTCGAACTTGCGAATATAATCAATATCAAGAATATAGTTATTCACATCCTTATATCTATATCCTTCCACTAGCTGGGAATCTGTTGAAAGAATTGGATTCTTGTATTCAGGATGTCTTTCCTGGATACCATTTTTATTTACTTTAGTTCCATTTATCCCATACATTTTTAACAGATTTGCTGTTCCAGAAAAGCGCGCCTTCCAATAAGCCATTATTCCAGTAGCCGCCGTCTTCATCAAATTCGCTGGATAAATTTCATTCAAAGACGTCTTTTGCGCGACCCAGGCCGGGGTCACGAAATCACTCATCCCCATCATTGCTGTTAGTTGATAAAGGATCTGATAAGGATTTGATCTTTTAAATATAGTAGCAAACACAGTCAGGGTTTGGCCACCACCGGCGGCAATATTACTTTCAGGAATGGGGTGGACATTCAATTTACTATAAGACCACCAATGCAGCATATCTGCACAATTTAAAAGAATCTTATATACCCCACCATTATACTGTTCTTCAACATTGGTTATAAATCCCCAGAAAGACGGATAATATTTTGGTTGGTTATTAACCAGAAACCTACCTTTAAAAAAAATCTTCACTTCCATCATAGGCTGAAAAAGAGGAGCCTTAACCGGAGTATTACTATCAATACCTGGAAAAAGGCCCCAATATTTAGAATTATCTCCATAAAGTGGTGTCGTGATCTCGATATTAGCCGTAGATGAACCAGGAGGGTCTAAATTACTCTGTACGGAAACTGTCGTAATGCCATCATTAAAAGATAAATTACTGTTACTACTGGAGACAGGAGCAAGAACGGTCGTTGTAAGACTTCCTCCTATATAAACCAAAACATCAGGAGCAAGTTTTATAACTCCACGATTATAAAACTCCTGTAATGTAAAAATACCATTGCTTAAAGAATTCGGCATCAGTTCTCCTAAGAAGTTGTCAAATCCGCTAAGAGTCTCGGGTTCTTTATCGGAGCTTCCCCATCCCGAGGCATTGGAGCGAAATGCCCTCGTATTTCATCATATATTGAGCTTAAAGAGCTGACAACAAATTCAAAATTATAATCAAAAAGAAAAGGTTTATCTGCAGCCTCATCAAGAGTAAAATTGTTAAAATGCCCCATAAAAATCTGACCATCATAACTAATCTCTACCCCACGAATGAGATTTACGACACGGGTTATCGATGAGGTTTGAGTTGGATCCAGAAGCTGATAACCATTATTTCTGTAAGCCATAAACAACGCAAGAAAATTCTGATAACCAAATGACCTTTTACGACTCACTGCGGTGAGACCTACGCCATCTACCATAAAAGCGGCCGTCGTCCCGTTCGAGGTCAGGAGATCCTGACTTGGTCCCCATAATTGTGTTATAAACCCGCGTCGGGTATAATTAGCAAAAACCGAAGAAGTCTTATTATGGTTCAGGGAAGTTGGATTAATCAACAAGGTAATCTGTAATCGATTATTATCCGCATCCGGAACTGCAATCGTCATAGGCAAGGCCGCGGACAGGGCCCCAGTCAATAAAGGGTCAGGCTCTGATTGTTCCGCAGTGAAATTTGCCCCTGCTTCTTCCAACAAAGCTGTAGCACTTGATCCTGCTAAAAGAGAATAGTCATTCGTTGGAATATTCTGAAGAAGATCATCAGTATCTTGACGTATCTCATTCCTATCATCAGCAGGATCTGGGCGGACTTGAGCCATAGTTACCTTATAAAAGAATAAATTGTTTTCTCGGATTTAAAGGTCGTTATATAATTGAACTTAAACGGACTCTCAGCATTCTCGGTTATGTCAAAGCTCTCAAAATAGCCCCTGTAGGCTGCATAGTCATACCGTAGCTCTATATATGCTCTATTATTAACCCGCCCATGAAGATCGAATGTGGCCCCGTTTGCGTTCATTAATTGGATAATCTTTCTAAACTCATCATAAGCAACTGTATCCCGTCGTCTTCTTACAGTCAAACCGCTTACATCTCCTACCCCATGAGGGTCAACAATACCCATATCAGGAATCTGATTATATTGATCGTACACACTTTGAACCTGATCAGTTGTTTGTAATGCCGAACTCGGCGTATTCGGCGCCACTACAGGAACCGGACCTTCCCATAGAAATCCTGCACTACTTCCAGAAAATGTTACCGTATCCAGTTCCTCTCCCCAATGATCTTCCCACCAAGCAGTCATAGTCTGTGTCCTATTTACCATCTTTGAAAGATTCACGCTGGCAGACGCGGGATTAATCAACAAGACAAGGCCTATAATAGTATAGCCATTGATCGTATAGGTTTGCACTTTCCCTGTTGAATCCACCGTCTGAATGAAAAATTTAACCCTATCAGGAGGGCGTGATACTCCTTTACCATTATAGAGATAACTGTCCAAGGCCTGGGCATAGGTCGTCGAGGAGGCATTTGTGCTCAGGGCCCCTTCCAGGGTGTACGTCATTCGATTATTGTTGGGCATTTATTATCCCGCAAGTTGCCAATTATAAAGTGCTGTATTAATCTTATCTGCTATTTTCTGGCCAAGATCTCGTTCAGTGGCATTGACTGTTATAGTAATATTTTTTGAACCTCCACCACCCATCCCAGCGGAACTGGCTTTATTCAAAGGTATAATAGCTTCTGGGCCAGCCTCTCCCGCGTTGAGCAATGTACTTTTTGTTACAATACCGCCTTTAGCAGCTCCTGGAACTTTAAGAGCCCCCGTTCCTAACCCTTGCATGATTTGCGTCTGAAGCGCTGCTCCAACTTTTGCGGCCGATCCAGCACGACCTGCTGTTTCTAATGAATCCTTCATATCTTTTAAATTCATGTTTAAATCTTTTGCAACTTCCGCAGGAGTCTTTCCGGAATTTAACTCTTTTTCAATTGCATTAGCCACATCGGTTTGAGCGGCAGGATCGGTTTTAAATCTGAGTTGTGCTATATCCGCGGTAATTTTATTATTTTTATTTATATCCTCCAAATTTTTTTGCATGCCTAATTGTGCTTGTAAAGAAAGATTGTTATCTTCAACTAACTTTTTTGTCTTTTGTTGAGCTATTTTGCTATATTTTTGTTGAGCTTTAGCTAATTTTAATGTGTGATTAGGAACTTTATCTCCCTCAGCTATCGTATCATCTAATTCTTTAAGGGCTGCAGTTATTTCAGGATCTGTTTTCAACGCTTCTAATTTTGTGCCCAATTCTTTATTATGCGCTTCATCCGCAGCATTAATGGCCGTTTGTATGCTGGCTAAAGCACCTTTTGAATTTTCTGGAGTCTGAGAAACATCTTTAAGAGTATCTTTTACTTTTGTAAGATGTCCAATATCTTGACTGATTTGTTCCGCCATTTTTTTCTGGGAATCTTTAGTTAGCTGTCCTGTTTCTTTATCCGTTTTCAAAAGACCCTTTAACTGTTCGTTTTGCTGAACGTTTAATTTCAAACTTTCTTCTGCGTTTTTTTGTTGCTGAGTTTGAAACGTTACATCTTTACTTTTTACT